AGTGACCAACTTGACGATATTGTTGGTATAGATAAATGATCACCGCGCGACATTAATAATTCAGGATATGCTCTGTATGAAGAAGCATTATAAACTAATATACCAGATTTAATTGCAGAATTGAGTGGACGAGTGACACCAGTTCCTAATTGTCCTAACCCATTATTTCCCCAAGCAACAATTTCACCCTTTGTGTTACAAATTACACGAGCGTCTGTGAATCCACCTAAATATCCATTTGCGGTTGGGAAAAATTCCGCTCTGAACGCTCCAAGAAATACAGGAGAGCTTTTGAAATGTGTTGAAGAATCACTTGGCGTTCTATAATCAAATCCCCAAGAATATAAGTTTATACTATCATTCGCATATTTACCGCTTGATATTACGCTTGCAGCATGCACCTGAGACCAACTCTCATTACCAATTTTCACTGGAGAAGATCTACCTACTGTAGTGCCGTCACCAAGCATACCAAAACGATTATTACCCCAAGCAAATAACGCTCCGTCTGAACGAATTGCTAAGAAGTGATCAGTACCTGCTTCGACAGTTATCCAACTATCTGTTCCTAATTGAACTGGCGAAGATCTTGCAGTGCCATCTGCACCAACTGCTTCACCAGACCCCCAAGTGTATAATGCACCATTCGCATGAATTGCCGCTGTTGCTTGCAATGTTCCTGCAACTTTTTGCCAACTCTCATTACCAATTTTGACTGGAGAAGATTTACTGATTGTTGTGCCGTCACCAAGTTGACCAGAACTGCCTAATCCCCACATGAACAAAGCACCATTCGACAAAAGACCAGCACAACTGGCAGGATTCATTGAAACATCAGACCAACTATTTAAAGCACCAACTGCGGATGGAAGTGAAACTGCAAAAATAGCTCCTCTACCACCTTCACCATTTAACGACGATCCCCAAGTATAAAGAAGTCCATTTGTACCAATTGCTGCTGCAGCCGAACCATGTTTTCCTACGACTTTTGTGAAGGTACTAACACCTCCGACAGCGGTGATGAGCACAGGAGAAGATTTACTGATTGTTGTGCCATCACCAATTATTCCTGAACCGCCAAAACCAAATGCATGTAATCTATTTTGATTGGGTCCTGGATTACCAATGATACCGAAAACTGCACCACCATGTGTTGCTGCTATTTGTGTGTATGAGTATGTAAAATTGACCAATGGATATGATGGGTCACCGCTGGGACTATTAGTTAAATTAATACCAAGTTGACCAGCACTTGTGCCTGCAAATGAATTTATACCCCAGGTGTATAAATTACCCGTAGATGATATTGCAGCAACAACAGAAACTCCTGGCGCAACAGTTGACCAACTTCCTTCAGCTGCTCCAACCCCAGCAACTATTTGTACAGGGGAACTTCTGCTCACAAAATCATTTGTACCGAGTGAACCAAAACTATTAGCTCCCCATGCAAATAATGCACCGTTAGCATGAATAGCATATGTAGAAGAACCTAATGCAGCAAAAACTTTTTGCCAACTTTGATTGCCAATTTTAACTGGTGATGATTTACTAATTGTTGTACCATCGCCTAAATTACCAGCAACACCATTTCCCCAACAGTACAAGGCACCATTTGATGTGATTGCACAAGTGTGACCGTCAGCAGCAGAGAAATCTATAAATGTAACTTCAGGACCAATACCAAGACCAACGTTTACTGGATTGCTTTTGAAAATTGTTGTGCCGTCGCCTATTGTTCCCTGTGCGTTATTACCCCAACCCCAAAGTCTTCCAGTAGAAGTGAGCGCCATAATCTGATTTCCAGATGGTCCAGATACACCACTACCAGCACCACCTTCTATTTTAATCCAAGAGTAGGATCCTTGCGCATCATCAAATATACTTCTTACAACAGTGCTGTCGCCAATTTCACCACCCGTTGCGTTACCCCATGCAAACAAACTACCATCACCACGAATTGCATAAGAAGTATTTCCTGCTGCACCAATTGCAGCCCAACTTGATGGACCAATTTTTACAGGTGCAGAACGTTTAAATAAGGTAGTATCTCCAAGTTGACCAAATGCGTTGTCGCCCCACGCAAATAATGAACCATCAGATCTAAGAGCAAGAACGTGATCGGATCCAATTGCAATTTCATTCCAGTAATTTCCTGGTGTGCCAATAGGACCAGAGGACCAAATTCTACCACTAGCGTCTAAACCTAATAAGTTTGCTGCGCCAGCAGAAACTTGCGTAAAAAATTCTGTTGATTGAATTGCAACAGGAGAATTATAATTGGAACCGCGAACAAATTGATCTTCACCAAAATGCATCGCAAGACCCCATGCAAACATTGATCCATTTGCTAAAACTGCTGCGGTGTGTGACCAACCTGCACTAACTGCGCTCCAACTTGAATCGCCAATTATTACTGGCGATGATCTACTAATTATTGTACCATCACCTAATTGACTTTGTTGATTGTTGCCCCATGTAAAAAGTTTATTATTTGCAGCAATAGCAGCAGTGTGAAAAGCGCCAGCAGAAACGTCATTCCAAGTGCCAGTTCCAATTACAACAGGGGAAGATTTACTTAATGTTGTTCCATCACCTAATTGACCAGAAGTATTTAATCCCCAAGCATAAAGACGATTGTTTGATAATAAGCCGACAGTATGACTCAATCCTGATGATATTTTTTTCCAAGATTCTAGACCAACCTTTACAGGCGATTGAGAATCTATGGTTGTTCCATAACCAAGTTGACCGACATTATTTAAACCAAAAGTATAAAGACTAGTTGGTATAACGGCATTGTCGGTTTTTTGTATACTGAGTAACCAATTATTTAAAATCATTTTTATTCATCATCTTTAAAAGTTTGGCCAAACAATGTTATATGGATCTGATTGTTGCGTGATATCTGCAAGGGTTTGCATATAATTATCTAGATCATTAATATTGTCTGTTGGTGTTATATTTAAGCGAACTTGACGTTCGTATCTGACATAACGCCACTCAAACTCTTGCATTTTTTTATCTCTTTCAATGCGGACTTCTGCCCAGCGAGTCGCAAGATTTGCAAGTCTTTGTTGCTCTATTTCTTCTTCTGTTAAAAATGATGAGTGTTCAGGAAATACCTGCTCAACATCTACAACAAGATCTTCTTCATAAACTGTGTCGGTTGTAGCGTCATACCAATGTCTAGAACCTTCAAGTTTTTGACGAGTTGGATCATACGTTGGTGTAACTTTTTGAACTTTATACCAGCCGAGCGTTTTCAAAAAATCCTTATGCTCTTCTTTATCTTGAAGCGCGAAAAAATTACTGATATTTTTCCAGTTTGTTGGAAGATTCCAGTAAACTCCGACGATCTCATTATTTTCTACAATTGCATAGTTACTCATTATAGATTTTGTCCTGAAATAAGAGCATACCAATTTGTTCCGCCATCATGAGTAAAGAAGAAGAATAAATCTTTTCTACCGTTTGTTGCTGTTATAGTTGGCGCCGTATCGTTTGGCCAATTAAAACTTCCTGGCCAATTAACTGTTCTTGTAGTTCCATCTGCAGTAAACAACACCGCAAAGGAACTGACGTTGTTAGTTAGTTCAACATTGTTTACTGTTAATGTTACAATATCACTATTTAACGTCACATAAAAGAAATTCGCCAATCGAAGATCTAATGTTAGTGCACTTCCTGAAATTGTCGGATTAGCCGCATAATGAACATAAGAATTAGAGGCAAATATATTCGCGCTCAATTCACCAATTGATGGTTGGAATTGCAATTTACTAGTTGCAACATTTGGCGTCAACGTGCCAGAAGTTGACGTTGTGAAAACAGGATAATGAATTGTAGCAGAACTAACTTGATCTATAATGTTAGATCCTACACCAGCAGCACCTTGTACGCCTTGCGGACCTTGAGCACCAGTTGCACCAGTGGTTGCAGTAACTTGCCAAGTTGATCCATCGTAAATAAATTCAACAGAAACGTTTTCAATGTCAAGAATTACATCATCGGCAACACCTTCAATAGTTGAGCCATTTCTTGCGACCGTAAGATTATTTACTGACCAATCCCCAGCGCCATCTGCAATTTTAATATAATTGCCTGTTGATGGTGTTGCTGGAAGCGTAATTGTAAATGCTCCGCCAGAAGTGTCTGCAATAATTTGATCATTGTTGACTGCGGTGTAGTTTGCCGTTTTAACTGTCCAACCACTACCGCCACCACCAGAAGCACCTTGAACACCTTGAGCACCCTGTACACCTACGCCAGTTGCACCTTGTACGCCCTGAGCACCTTCAGCACCTTGAACGCCTTGTGCACCTTGAGCGCCAGCAGCACCTTGTTCACCTTGGGCTCCATTAGAGCCAGCAGCACCCTGTGCACCTACAGCACCTTGAGCGCCTTGTACACCTTGAGCGCCTTGAGCGCCAGCAAAGCCAGTCGCACCTTGAGCACCTACAGCACCTTGTTCACCTTGTGCACCAACAGCGCCTTGTGCGCCAACAGCGCCTTGAGCACCTTGAACGCCTTGAGCGCCTTGAGCACCAGCAGAACCTGTCGCGCCCTGAACCCCTTGTGCACCTTGAGCACCTACAGCACCTTGAGTACCAGCAGCACCTTGAACACCTTGCGCGCCTTGTGCACCCTGTGCACCTGCTGTTCCTTCTGCGCCCTGTACACCTTGAGCACCCTGTGCACCCTGTGCACCTTGAGCACCAGCAGAGCCAGTTGCACCTTGAACGCCTTGAGCGCCTTGTGCACCAGCAGAACCTGTCGCACCTTGAACGCCCTGAGCGCCTTGTGCACCAGCAGCACCTGCTGCGCCTTGAGCGCCAGCAGCGCCCTGAGCACCAGCAGCACCTTGTTCACCTTGAGCACCAGCAGCACCTGCTGCGCCTTGAGCGCCTGTCGCGCCTTGTACACCCTGAGCACCTTGTGCGCCAGCGGAACCTGCCGCACCTTGCACACCTTGAGAACCTGTTGCGCCTTGAGCACCCACAGCACCTTGTTCACCTTGTGCACCAACGACACCTTGCGCACCCTGTGCACCAATCGCACCTTGAGCACCTACAGCACCTTGAGCACCAGCGGCACCTTCAGCGCCTTGAACGCCCTGAGAACCCTGTGCGCCGACGGCACCCTGTGCACCAACAAGACCTTGTGCACCCTGAACCCCTTGTGCTCCTTGAGCGCCAACAGCACCTTGTGCGCCAGTTTCACCTTTCGCTCCAGCATCGCCTTGAACGCCTTGTGCTCCATTGTCTCCTTTTTGACCTTTCTCACCTTGTGCTCCTTGAGCGCCAGTCGCGCCTTGAGCACCATCAACGCCATTTGTACCCTGTACGCCTTGAAAACCTTGAGCGCCTTGTGATCCTGCAGTGCCTGCTGCACCTTGAACGCCTTGAAAACCTTGTGCACCTTTATCACCAGCGTCACCAGTACGAACCAAAGAAATGACAACAGCAGTTGTATTTGCAAAGTTTGTTACACCAGTATTCCATGCAACTGGAACATTGAAGTGATCGTCGTCGTGAATGTGATTGCCGTTAATACTGAAGAAGGCAAATTCGTTTACATTTGCAGTGTTTGCTAATTTAAACGTACCTTTAATTGTTGATGTGGAATCATCAATTGTTTGAATAAAGTTATAAATGTTTGCGCTTGTTGAATCATTGAAACTAATATACAACGTATTTGCAGTATTAAATGGATTGGCATTAAATTGTAAATGACCAGAACCTAGTGTTGCAGGATCATCTGTTTGAATTCTAAATTCGTATTCAAACGACGCACCACCGAATTCGCCAACGTCACCCTTTGTACCTGTTGAACCTTGAACGCCCTGCGCACCCTGTGCGCCAGTTTCACCTTTATCTCCAGTCGCTCCTTGTACGCCCTGAGAACCTGTTGCGCCTTGAGCACCAGTAGCACCTGCTGAACCTTGCACACCTTGTGCACCAGTTTCACCTTTATCTCCAGTCGCTCCTTGTACGCCTTGTGCGCCTGTATCTCCTTTTTGACCTTTTTCACCTTGTGCGCCTTGAGCGCCGACAGAACCTTGAACACCTTGAGCGCCTTGTGAACCAACAGCGCCCTGTGCACCGACAGCGCCTTGAGCACCTTGAACACCTTGAGCGCCTTGTGCGCCAACAGCACCCTGAGAACCAACAGCGCCTTGAGCGCCTTGAATGCCTTGTGCGCCCTGAGAACCAACAGAACCTTGTGCGCCCTGAACACCCTGCGCGCCTTGAACACCTTGAGCGCCTTGAGAACCAACAGAACCTTGTGCGCCCTGAACACCTTGAGCACCAGTAGCACCTTGCTCACCTTGCGCACCATTAGTGCCAGCAGCGCCTTGAATGCCCTGCGCGCCTTGCGCTCCAGTTGCACCTTGAACGCCTTGAGCACCCTGCGCACCTTGAGCGACCCATGCACCAGATGCAGCATTGTATACCCACGTTCGATTATTATAGGTATATGAATCGTTATCTACTGGTGAATTTGGGAAATTAATTGCCATTATTTAACTCTGTGTTTAGGTAAATGTATTTATTTTTAAAAGTTAAACTGGTTCTTCAATTTCAACCCAACTCAACGTTGGTTCATCCCAGCGGTATAATTTACCATCATCTGGTTTTGATACGGGTGCAATCCAAGTTGCAGTATCATTATCTAATACCCAAGAAGAGTAGGGTTTTGGTGGAACGAATGCATCTAATTCAACATTATATGTGTAACCAACACCAGCATAACGTTTACGGAAATTTCCATTGTATGATGTTTGTTTCCAAGTACCGCCTAAAAGACGTTCGCAAAATGCTGCTCCGATGTGCTCTTTTTCCACACCATTTGCATCTGCTGTGTCTGTGTTCGCAACAACAATAACTTGTGTCACTACATTATTTTCATCTAGCTGTGCAAAATGTGCCATTTTATTTTAATCTCCTAAGATTAACTCTGTTAACGAATCAGTAACACCAAGTTTTCCTTTCAAAAAAGTATTAAAGGATAAACTAATTCTTGTCTCTTCATGATCTACCGTCTGAACCATATGTGTAAGTGAAGAAGGAAACATTACAAGTTTTCCTATTCCAACTTCAAACCACCATGATTTAGAATTTGAAACATTCCATTCTTTCGCTTCAACATCAATCATTTTATAACCATCATTATAAAAATAAATTCTGTCTTTTGTTATATCAGCATTCAAATATAAAACGCCAGAAATAAAAGAATTTGGATGAGCATGCTTATGATGAAATTGACCTTTACCTGTATAATTAATCCAAGACTGCGTTACATACAACTTTAAATCTTCTTTTGGTTGATGTATCGTTTGAAAATAATTATTTACAGAAGTCGTCACAAATTCTTTTAACTTTTTAAATTCCTTTAGTTCTAAAACGTTATAATTTTTACTTGTTTGATTTCCCTCGTTTGGTCTACGTTCTAATTTTGTAAATGTATCAATTTCTTTTTTAGTAAATTCTCGTTCAAGTTCAACAATGCCAACTGTCGTTGGAAAAATATTATATGTTTTCACAGTATCATCCTTTAAGTTTGTTGTGAATCAAATTGCCCCACAATTTCTGCTAATTGTTCATCTGTCCAAATAGTATGTATTGAATCTTCAAAAGCCTTGATTTTTTCTAGTGTTTCTTCAACTTCTTCTTTTGTTGGTTGTGGTCGTGGATCATCCCAACGAGTAAAACCTACGCCACCTGTCCACTCCCATTTTGCTCCTGGGCGAAGAAGATCCATTGCCGTATCAATTCCATAAAAACGATAAATTTTTGCTTGCATTTAAATCACCTCAATTACGCATTAAGTTTTAGAATAACGATACCTGAACCGCCGTTGCCGCCTGCACTATTCGAATCGCCAGCATTATCGTCCCAAGAGGCACCACCACCGCCGCCACCAGTATTAGGGCTACCAGCAGATCCATTTGAATTGGATGATGGTCCTGCGTTGCCGCCGCCGCCTGCGCCGCCAGTACCACCCGTTCCACTAATTCGATATCCACCTCCGCCGCCGCCACCAGCATATGTGACTGATGTTCCTGTTATAGATGATGCAGTGCCATTACCACCATCACCACCATGACCTGCACCGTCTGTATTTCCATTTTCTCCAGCTGCACCTGCACCTCCCCCGCCACCAACTCCAGTATTTGGATTTACTGTTGGGCAATTTCCGCCATTATTTCCTTGACTTGGCGATGTGCTTGGAGTGTTACCAGTTCCACCACTTGTGCCTGACAATCCAGAACCACCACCAGAACCACCATTTCCAGCAGACACAGCAGGTGTGCCTGCTCCACCTTTACCACCTCTTGTGCTAGTGATAGTGCTAAAAACAGAGTCATTACCATCAGAACCAACATTATAACCGCCCTGCGCACCACCACTACCACCAGCACCAACAGTGATTGTATAGGTCTGGCCAGCAGTTACTGCAAATCCAGTTCCAGTTCTAAATCCACCTGCTCCACCGCCACCACCATATCGAGATCCTCCTCCTCCACCACCAGCAACAACAAGATAGTCAACAGACGTCACACCAGTTGGGCAAATCCATTCTGCTGTGGAATTGAATACTTGTACACCTGTTGCTGGCATTGTATATTTGAGGATGACGATACCAGAGCCGCCAGTGCCACCAGTGATATTTGCTGAAAAATTATAACCACCACCACCACCGCCGCCACCAGTGTTAGTTTCTCCAGCTGTTCCTGATGGTCCAGTTCCACTACTTGTTGATGCTCCTGCACCACCGCCACCTGTTCCTCCTGCGCCGCCTGCACCAGTTCCCGGACTATCTATACCAGATCCGCCACCACCGCCAGCATAAGTCACTGACGTGCCTGTTATTGAAGATGCAGCACCAGTGCCACCATCACCACCATTACCAGTGCTTGGGCTTCCAGCATTACCAGCAGCGCCTGAACCACCACCGCCGCCTCCGCCACCAAAACCACTTCCACCATTATTTCCTTGTGATGGACTTACCGATGGTATATTTCCTGATCCGCCAGCATTTGGTGAATTTCTTCCACCACCACCACCTGAACCACCATTAAATCCAGCACCCAAACCACCACCACCACCGCCAGCAGAAGTGATTGTATCAAAAACTGAACTAGTTCCATTTGCGCCATTATATGGCGCAGTGTCATCGCCTCCACCTGCTCCACCAGAACCAATCGTAATTGTATAAGTGTTTCCAGCAGTCACTGGATATGAAGATCCTATTCTAAATCCACCAGCACCACCACCACCTGCTCCATTTCTAGATGCACCACCGCCACCACCAGCAACGACAAGGTATTCAACTTCAGTCACACCTTCAGGCGCAACCCATAAACCAGACTGTTTAAAAGTGAGAATTACTGTTTTACCTGGTGGAGTAAAATTCCAATTCGGATTTCGATTTGTACTTGGATTTGTGAGTGCATAACGAACAGCGCCGTTCGCACTCATCGCAGAAATACCCTGAATTGAATATAACTTAATGCCCATGTTTATTAGGTAATCTCTGAACCAAATACGCTGAAGGAAATATTTGCATTTGCTGAATAGACAGACAATACGTCTGTGTTGCCCATTGTCACACCAAGTGTTAATGCAATTGAGTCAAGTGCATTAATTGGTGCATCAAAAGCAATGTAATGTTGATTTGCAAGAGCAGCACCAGCAGGTTGAACTGCTAATCTGTACGTTGCATTTGCATTGTTATTTCGATTTGTAATTACAATGGAAGAAATAACAGCCTGTGTTGCGGCAGGAACCGTATACACATTCGAAGTTGATGCTGCGTTTGGAGCAGCTTGTCCTAATACTTTGTATGTAAATGGCATTTAAGCACCCATGAGTAAGAAAGGATGGAGAACCTCAGCACCAGCACCTGTGGCACCTTGTACACCTTGCGCGCCAGCAGGACCTTGTGGACCAGCAGTTCCAGCGATTACAAATACGTCAACGTTTGCATTTGCATCTGGTGCGCCATCAAAAGTGAGTGTTGTTGAAGATACGTTATATTCGTTATTTCTTTGAAGAACGCGATCAACAAAGACAAGAGCGTGATCTTCATTAAATGGTGTCGTTGTAAGTGTAAAGTCAACAGCAACGCCATTTGCAAGGAATGAATTTCTTGTTACAGAAATTGCTGCTGAACCAGAGTCCCCCTTATCTCCCTTTGTGCCTGTTCCTGCTGCGCCTTGAACACCCTGAGAACCCTGAGCGCCAGCAGTACCCTGAACACCTTGGAATCCTTGAGCACCTTGTGGACCACCTGATGCACCTTGTACACCTTGGAATCCTTGTTCGCCCTTTGCGCCAGTTGCACCAGTTGCACCTTGAGCGCCAGCAGTACCAGTAATATGATAAGCATCAATTACGTCATTTGTATCTGGCGCCACATCAAACGATAGAGTCGTAGAACTTACATTGTATGCGCTGTTACGTTGGAATACATTGTTAACGAATACAAGCACTTGATCTTCATTAAGTGGTGCAGTTGCCAAAGTAAACGAATTTGTATTACCATCACCAACAAAAGAATTTCTTGCTACAGCAATTGCTGCTGCAGCAGAACCAGGCGCGCCTTGTACGCCTTGGAATCCTTGAGCACCTTGTGCACCGCCGCCACCGCCACCGCCGCCTGAGCCAGCAGGACCAACTTCTACCCATTGAGTGCTGTCGCCGTCGTTGATATATTTGAATAGCAATCCAAGGTCAGTATCAAACCATTCATCACCCTCTGCTGGCGACACTGGTGCTGTTGCACCACTTGTGTAGATCACAGCACCTGTAGGAATCTCACCTTTAGCGCCTTGCACACCCTGTGCACCTTGTATACCTTGAGAACCTTGTGCACCTTGTGCGCCAACAGAACCTTGAACGCCTTGTTCACCTTGAGCGCCCTGAGAACCAACAGCACCTTGAGCACCTTGTACGCCTTGAGTACCTTGAGCACCGACGGCACCTTGTTGACCTTGAGAACCTTGTACGCCTTGAGAACCTTGTGCGCCCTGAACGCCTTGAGCACCCTGAGAACCAACAGAACCTTGAGCGCCTTGCACACCTTGAGCGCCCTGAGAACCAACAGCACCTTGAGCACCTTGAACGCCTTGAGCGCCCTGAGAACCAACAGCACCTTGAGCACCAACAGCGCCCTTATCGCCTGATCGTGCAAATTCAATTACGAGACCTTCACCGCTTGATGGACGTGCGCCAGAAACATACGTTACATCATATTCAACCCATCCAACATTATCAACAAGACTATTGATTTGGAATATTGTTGAAGTAGGATCGCTAGGATTATTTGATTTAATAATCAAGTAGCCCTTAACAGCATTTGTTGAATCATCAGCAGTTAAGAGATATGCGCTAAAGTCTGTTGATGTGACATCTAGATCGCTGATGGCTACTTTTGTTACACTACCAATTGCTGAATTATTATAACGAATTAATCCAGTTCCTGGATCCGCCATCGTTACCGTTGTATTGAACGTATAACGCAATCCACCTTTATCGCCTGTTGAGCCTTGTGCGCCTTCTGTACCTTGTGCACCGACAGCTCCTTGTGCGCCTTGTGCACCCTGTACGCCCTGGAATCCTTGTTCACCCTGCGCACCAACAGCGCCTTGTGCGCCTTGTGCACCTTGAACGCCTTGAGAACCTTGATGTCCTTGATAACCTTGTTCACCCTGCGCACCGACAGCACCTTGAGCGCCTTGCACACCCTGTGCTCCCTGCTCACCTTGTGCACCAACAGCACCCTGTACGCCTTGATCGCCCTGAGCACCAACAGCACCTTGTTCACCCTGAGCACCGACAGCACCTTGTGCGCCAGTCGCACCTTGAACACCTTGTGGACCAGTGTCACCAACGTCACCAGTTCGCGCAAACGTGATTATAACATCATCATTATTATTTGGAGACCAACCGCTACCAGAAAGATAAGCACAGTTAGCGGTGAAGTAACCTGAATTATTTGTAAGAGCAGATATGGTATAAAATGCAAAACTTGTAGAATCAAACTTTGCTGAAATTCTAAAGTGACCCTTGATCGTCGATGTTGAATCGTCGATTGTTGTTAAGAAATTTTGAATGTCAGTTGAACCGTCATCTAAATTATCAATATAAAGTTGTGTTGCAAGCGCAAGTACACTATTGTTTAATTTTAAACGTCCAGTTCCAGGATCTGTTGCATTTGTGTTAGTATCAAAAGTATAATCAAAAGTTGCGCCACCAAAGTTACCATCACGACCTTGTGCACCTTGAACGCCCTGAGCACCTTGAGCACCTACTTCACCTTGTACACCTTGATCGCCCTGCACACCTTGTGAACCTTGAGCGCCAACAGAACCCTGTGCACCTACGTCACCTTGTACGCCTTGTGAACCTTGTTGACCTTGGTGTCCCTGATGACCTTGATCGCCTTGCACACCTTGTGCACCTTGTACACCCTGTTCGCCCTGTGGTCCTTGTACACCTTGATGACCTTGAACGCCTTGAGCACCTTGCTGACCTTGTGAACCTTGAATGCCTTGTTCACCTTGGTGTCCTTGGAAACCTTGTTCACCCTGCACACCTTGTGCACCCTGTGCACCTTGTGCACCTTGACGTCCTTGTTCACCCTGGAATCCTTGGAGTCCTTGCGCACCTTGAACGCCCTGTTCACCTTGACGTCCCTGATGACCTTGTGCTCCTTGCTCACCTTGGAAACCCTGCTCACCTTGATGACCTTGATGACCCTGGAAGCCTTGCTCACCTTGGAAACCTTGATCGCCTTGATGCCCTTGATGACCTTGCTCGCCTTGATAACCTTGATGACCCTGATCACCTTGACGTCCTTGTGCTCCTTGAACGCCTTGGAAACCTTGTGCTCCCTGTTCGCCTTGGAATCCTTGGTGTCCTTGTTCACCTTGGAAACCTTGATCGCCTTGATGTCCCTGATGACCTTGCTCGCCTTGGAAACCTTGATGACCTTGTGAACCTTGTTCGCCTTGACGACCTTGAGCACCTTGCTCGCCTTGCGCACCAATAGTGCCTTGAACACCTTGATAACCTTGTGCGCCCTGTTCACCTTGAACACCCTGGAAGCCCTGTTCACCTTGATGACCTTGATGACCTTGAACTCCTTGGAAACCTTGAGCGCCTTGCTCTCCTTGAACACCCTGGAAGCCCTGTGCTCCCTGCTCACCTTGTGCACCAACAGCACCTTGTATACCTTGATAACCCTGCTCACCCTTGTCGCCGCGATCACCAGTACGCACAAACGAAAGTGTTACCGCAGTTGTATTTGCTAGGTTTGATATACCACTTGTCCAAGCAACTGGAACATTGAAGTGATCTAGATCATTAGTGTGTAATCCATTAATACTGAAGAATGCAAACTCACTAACGTTTGCTGTGTTAGCAATCTTAAACGTGCCCTTGATTGTTGACGTTGAATCATCAATCGTTTGCAAGAAGTTGAATACATTCGCTGAATTTTGATCAAGGAAACTAATGTATAATGTGTTTGCTGTATTAAATGGATTTACATTAAACTGTACTAATCCATTTCCAAGATTAACTGGATCGTTAGTTTCGACTCTGAATTCATATTCAAAAGATGCACCGCCAAATTCACCAGTTTCACCTTTGGCGCCAGTTGTACCTTGTACACCTTGATTTCCTTGAACACCTTGAAAGCCTTGAGATCCTTGTTCACCCTGTACGCCTTGAAAGCCTTGAGATCCTTGTTCACCCTGTACGCCTTGGAAGCCTTGTTCACCCTGATGACCCTGATGACCTTGTACACCCTGGAAACCTTGTGAACCTTGTGCACCTTGTTGACCCTGTGAACCTTGAACGCCTTGTTCGCCTTGGTGTCCTTGGAAGCCTTGTGAACCTTGTTCACCCTGTACGCCTTGGAAACCCTGAGAACCCTGAGCGCCCTGGTGTCCTTGAGCGCCTTGCACACCTTGGAACCCTTGCTCGCCTTGATGACCTTGGAAACCTTGTGCGCCTTGAGCACCTTGTACGCCTTGTTCACCTTGGTGTCCTTGGAACCCTTGCTCACCTTGATGTCCCTGATGACCTTGTTCACCTTGGTGTCCTTGGAACCCTTGCTCACCTTGATGACCTTGTGAGCCTTGTACGCCCTGTTCACCTTGATGACCTTGGAAACCCTGTGAACCTTGTTCACCCTGCACACCTTGAGAACCTTGACGCCCCTGATGACCTTGCTCGCCCTGTACGCCTTGAAAACCTTGTGCTCCCTGCTCGCCTTGATGACCCTGGAAGCCTTGCTCACCTTGGTATCCTTGCGCGCCTTGTTCACCCTGTACACCTTGAGCACCACCAACAGTTGGTGTAAAAATACTTACTGTATTGCCAGAAACTGTAACAATAGAAACGCCACCTGGATCGCCAACGATTTTAAGTGTATCGTTATTTGAAGAAGGTGAAATAGAGGCAGTTGTGTTGGCTACATTTTTAAAGACAGAATCGTTTAATGCGCTGTTTGCTCGGCTTTCTGTATTTGTGAGGCGAGCCTGCACGTTTGTGCCATCCACAAATACTGTATTCGCATTTAATGTTTGGGCAATGACTGTTGTATCTACGGTTACATTACCATAAATTCGTGTATTGCCTTGTAATTTTGCCATTTTTTAAATTTTACCCAATTGGTTATCTAATATTTATTTTACTCTAAAACCCATATCGAGTTTTAGTTAGATCATAATTTTGTTTAATTTCATCTGCAGTTAATGTTACATCATAAGTAAGTGCTTGCGACATTCTACCATTTAATAAATTACCACCAGCGCTAAAACAGGCTATATTTGTGGAACCATCTCCTGGTAATGCAGTAGTCCAAGAATATGTGCTATCTTGAGTACCATTTACATATAATGTAAAACCAACTGCAACATCAAACGTTAATGCTACATTATACCACTTGTTTAAATCAAATGTTGCTGTAGAACCATATGCCATAAAATTGCCAAAATTTGTATGCCCTGAATAAACTTTATTTGTCGAAGTTCCGAAATATAAAAAATGTCCACTCGTACCGCTGATTAAATTATTATCATTATAAGCGTTTAAATAAAACCAAACTTGTTTCGTATAGTTATTCGCGCCAAGAACTCTTCCACTGCTCGTCCCATATTGATTTGAACCATTAAATGTAAAATACCTTGGCGAACTATTTGTAAATGTTGGACTATTATATAATGTTACGTCATTTGCAGTTCCAGCACTTATGTCAAACCAAGTTGATCCAGAGTTTGGATAACTTGCATTTTCTTCAGCATCTAATTGTAATGTCAATCCTCGCGTTACAATATTAATTTCATTAAAAATATTTGCAACTAAAATTCGACCATCATTTGTTTTTCTTTGCGCTAAACCGTTCGTCAATGGACTAATTGTCACTTCATCAAACTCGGCAGCGCGCAAATATGTTTTGCTTTCACTGATTGTCGATTGAGTAACTTCATCAAGTGAACTAAAAACATTTAACGTGCCGTCACTTTTTATTTGCGAAGATCTTGCCATAATTAGATAAACACTGTATCAATGCTATTTTCTGAATCGTTATAATATTGATAGGCAACAATTACTCCAGTTGTATTCTTATACTGAACATTTGCAGCAGCAAGTTTATTCGTTGACAACATATTGCTTGCGGTGTTAAACGTCAAGTCTGCATCACCACCAAACACACCATTGTTGTTAAACAATACTTGAGTGTTTGTCGTATTTGCTAGTGGTACACTGAACGTTACACTTTGTGGTACTGAATTACCATTTCCGCTGATAAGAATATTATCACCAGAAATTAAATTGACAGTATCGAGACCAGAAGCAACAAGTTGATTGACGCCATTTACTTGCCAGTTCTTGAACGTACTATTAAGTTGAATAGTGACGGTGTTAGAACTTTCATCAACAACAGCCATTCCCGAATCAGCGTCGAACTGAATCGTATTGATGTTGCTAAATGTATTAACAACAGTATTGTTGCCTGCATAAACTTCTTTAATCGTAATTGGTGCATTGGCTTTATCGTACGCATTATTGGCTTGTAGATATGCAGCATTGGCTTGACCATATGCATTACCAGCAGCAGTTGTTGCAGTATTTGCTTGGTCATAAGCACCACCAGCTTGTGTTCGAACATCATCAAATGAGTAGAACGTTGTGCCATTGTCTGACCAACCCCACTTGTCTGTATTTTCATTCCAGCGCAAGAAGGTGTCTGGTTGATCCCCACGATTAACTGTTACACTTGCATTAAGCGATGGTGCACCAGTTGCATTTGAGTTGAGGATGATTTCATTGTCTTCAACAAGCAACGTCTCAACATTAAGTGTCGTGCTGTTGCCAAGTATTTCAAGATTACCTTGAACAACAAGGCTACCTGTAATCGTACCACCAGCAATGTTAAGTTTTAGATTTGCTTCAGCATATGCAGCATTGGCTTGATCGTAAGTCTGACCAATTAATGCTTCGAGGTTTGCATTATTTTGACCAATGAAAACCGTATTCGCAATAATACCGTTTGTTGAGACATTACCATCAACACTACTAATTATAGCATTGCCAAGGAAGATTGAGTTGTTGCTCAAATAAATGTCACGGAAACGATTGGTGCTTGTACCGATATCGTAGGTAACATTTGACTCAGGAACAATATTTCTTGTTGTTAATAGTCCAGATACACTTACATTATTATTAAATTGAGCATTGCGTGTCGTAAATGTATTTGATGCAAGATCAAATGTTAAGTTAGCAGAACCAGCTGGGTTGTCTTGATTATTGAATACAATTTGTGTATTCTGTCCAGCAACTGGTCCAACTTCACCCTGTACGCCTTGGAAACCTTGCTCACCTTGAGCGCCAACAGTGCCTTGCACGCCTTGGAAACCTTGCTCACCTTGGAATCCTTGGAAGCCCTGCTCACCTTGTGCACCAACTTCGCCTTGAACGCCCTGTTCGCCTTGATAGCCTTGACGTCCTTGAGAACCTTGTACACCTTGAGCGCCTTGGTGTCCCTGAGATCCTTGAATACCTTGAGCGCCTTGAGCACCAACAGTACCTTGTACACCTTGGAAGCCTTGAGCGCCTTGCTCTCCTTGACGCCCTTGAGCACCTTGTACGCCTTGGAAGCCTTGTGCTCCTTGCTCACCTTGGAATCCTTGTTCGCCTTGATGACCTTGAGCGCCTTGTACGCCCTGGAAACCTTGCTCACCTTGTACACCTTGGAATCCTTGTTCGCCCTGATGACCTTGTTCACCCTGACGCCCTTGTGATCCTTGTACACCTTGGAAGCCCTGTTCGCCTTGACGCCCTTGGAATCCTTGCTCACCCTGATGACCTTGGAAGCCTTGTGCTCCTTGCTCACCTTGTGCACCAATCGTTCCTTGAACGCCTTGGAAACCTTGTGAACCTTGTACGCCCTGGAATCCTTGCTCACCTTGATGCCCTTGGAAACCTTGTTCACCTTGGAATCCTTGTTCACCTTGGAAACCTTGGTGTCCTTGGAAACCTTGTTCGCCTTTATCGCCACGATCACCAGTACGAACGAAAGAAATCGTTACATTCGTTAGATCAGTGAAACTTGTTACGCCACTAGTGTGTGCAACAGGAACGGAGAAGTAATCGGCAACATGAGCATGTGTACCATTGATGCTAAAGAAAGCAAATTCGTTTACGTTTGCAGTGTTGGCAATTTTAAAACTACCTTTGATTGTCGAAGTTGAATCGTCAATCGTTTGTAGATAGTTGAATACATTTGCGCTGTTACTGTCAACAAAATCAATATACAATCTTGTTGCAGTTGAAATGTCTGCGGAATCAAATTTTAGATTAGCAATACCTGGATCAGTGTTTGCAGTGTTTGACAAGAAGATGTATTCAAACGATGCTCCACCAAATTCACCGATTTCACCTTTCTGTCCTACAAGACCTTGATTACCTTGTACACCTTGGAAGCCCTGTTCGCCTTGGTATCCCTGATGACCTTGAACGCCTTGGAAGCCCTGTTCGCCTTGGAAGCCTTGGAAGCCCTGTTCGCCTTGGTATCCCTGATGACCTTGAACGCCTTGTGCTCCTTGTACACCCTGAGCTCCTTGTACACCTTGTGCCCCTTGAATACCTTGGAAGCCCTGTTCACCCTGAACACCTTGTTCACCTTGACGTCCTTGTGCACCTTGAATACCTTGATTACCCTGTACACCTTGATGACCTTGAACGCCTTGAGCGCCTTGAACACCCTGCTCGCCTTGAACGCCCTGTTCACCTTGACGTCCCTGATGACCTTGAACGCCTTGAGCGCCTTGATAACCCTGTTCACCTTGGAAACCTTGTGAACCTTGTTCACCTTGGCGACCCTGATGACCTTGAACACCTTGAACACCTTGTTGTCCTTGAACGCCTTGGAAACCTTGTGAACCTTGTTCACCTTGATGTCCCTGGAATCCTTGATCGCCTTGATGACCTTGGAATCCTTGTTCACCTTGGCGACCCTGTGCACCTTGAACACCTTGTGCGCCTTGATAACCTTGCTCACCTTGGAAACCTTGAGCGCCTTGCTCGCCTTGGAATCCTTGGTATCCTTGTTCACCTTGGTGTCCTTGATGACCCTGTGATCCTTGAACACCTTGGAATCCTTGGGCACCTTGTTCACCTTGGAATCCTTGAGCGCCTTGTTGACCTTGTGAACCCTGACGTCCTTGTGAACCTTGTACACCCTGTTCGCCTTGGAAACCTTGAGCGCCTTGTTCACCCTGACGTCCTTGAACGCCTTGATGACCTTGAACACCTTGGAAACCCTGTTCACCTTGTGTTCCTTGGAAACCTTGTTCGCCTTGTGTACCTTGAGATCCTTGTACACCTTGGAAGCCCTGTTCGCCTTGATGACCTTGATAACCTTGCTCACCTTGGAAGCCTTGTGAACCCTGCTCGCCTTGAACGCCAGCAAAACCTTGTTCACCTTGATAGCCCTGCTCACCCTGATGACCTTGGAAACCTTGATCGCCTTGTGTTCCTTGGAAACCTTGTTCACCTTGACGACCCTGTGCACCCTGCACACCCTGTTCACCCTGTACGCCTTGGAAGCCTTGTGAACCTTGCGTGCCTTGCACACCTTGGAAGCCTTGTTCGCCTTGACGTCCCTGATGACCTTGAACACCTTGCGCACCTTGTGCACCTACATCGCCACGATCGCCAGTGCGAGCAAATGTAATTAATACATCATCATTGTTACTGAACGATGAATCTGCTCCCGAAACATAACTACAATCTACTTCAAAATAATTGTTTTGTACAGCAAGAGAAGAAATTGTGTAGAGAATATAGTTGTTTGAATCAAACTTACTTGTAACTCTAAAATGTCCTTTAATTAATGATGTTGAATCATCAATTGTAATAAGGAAGTTATAAACGTTTGATGTATTGTCATCAAGATTGTCAATATAAAGTTTATTGACTGCGGTTAGATCTGCATTATTAAATCTTAAGAAGCCACTTCCTGGATCAGTATTTGCAGTGCTGCTGCTATAGGTGTAATCAAATGTGGCGCCACCAAAGTTGCCGTCGCGACCTTGATAACCTTGCGAACCTTGTACACCTTGTGCTCCTTGCTCACCTTGAGCGCCTTGGCGTCCTTGGAAACCTTGCTCACCCTGACGTCCTTGTGCACCCTGTGCTCCCTGTACGCCTTGGAAGCCTTGTGCTCCTTGCTCACCTACAAGACCTTGTAAACCTTGTGCACCCTGCACTCCCTGTTCACCTTGTGGTCCTTGGAAACCTTGTTCACCCTGACGCCCCTGATGCCCTTGAACACCTTGTGCGCCTTGAATGCCTTGGAAACCTTGTGAACCCTGTACACCTTGTGCACCTTGACGTCCCTGGAAACCTTGTTCACCTTGAGCGCCCTGTCGACCCTGTTCACCTTGGAAACCTTGCAAACCTTGAGCGCCTTGAACACCTTGCTCACCCTGTACGCCTTGTTCACCCTGTCGTCCTTGGAAACCCTGCTCACCTTGACGACCCTGGGAACCTTGCTCACCTTGACGTCCCTGTGCACCCTGTACACCTTGGAAGCCTTGATTTCCTTGATCACCTTGATGACCTTGGAAACCTTGTTCGCCCTGAACACCTTGCGCGCCCTGCACGCCTTGTTCACCTTGACGCCCTTGAGCACCCTGTACACCTTGGAAACCTTGTTGACCCTGTACACCTTGTGCACCCTGTACACCTTGGAAACCTTGTTGCCCTTGAACGCCCTGGAAGCCTTGCTCGCCCTGAACGCCTTGTTCACCCTGTACCCCTTGGAAACCTTGTTCACCTTGTACACCTTGGAAACCTTGTGAACCTTTATCGCCTTGATCGCCAGTGCGAACAAATGTAATATACAATTCAGTGTTTGATGCGAATGCTGTTCCTACAAGTGTTGATTGTAGCAATGCAACTGGTACAGCAAAGTAACCATTTTGATGAGCATGTGAACCATTAATAGAATAGTAGACATATTCATTGGTGTTTGCAACATTTGCAGCTTTAAAGTGACCTTTGATTACTGATGTTGAATCGTCAATTGTTTGCAAATAGTTGTAAGAGTTTGCACCATCAGCATCGATGGTGTCAATGTACATGAACGTAGCAGTAGAAAGATTTGAATTATTAAATGCTACATTTGCGATACCAGGATCAGTATTTGATGTGCCTGTTTGATAGAAATAGTCGAAAGTCGCGCCACCAAAGTCGCCAACTTCACCTTTAGAACCTACAGATCCTTGTACACCTTGGAAACCCTGTTCACCTTGGAAACCTTGTGCTCCTTGAGCACCTTGTGCACCTTGAACGCCTTGGTGACCTTGAACGCCCTGTGCACCTTGTGCGCCCTGACGACCTTGTTCACCTTGATAACCTTGAGAACCTTGCTCGCCTTGGAAACCTTGATGACCCTGCTCACCTTGACGTCCCTGTTCACCTTGACGACCTTGATTACCTTGAACGCCTTGCTGTCCCTGTCTGCCTTGAGCGCCTTGTACACCTTGGAAACCTTGTTCACCCTGTACACCCTGCTCACCTTGACGTCCTTGCTCTCCTTGAACGCCTTGGAAACCTTGTTCACCTTGACGACCTTGTTCACCTTGACGACCTTGAGCGCCCTGGAAACCCTGAGCGCCTTGAATACCTTGTGGACCTTGATCACCAATATCGCCAGTACGAGCAAATGTGATAATAACTTGTGTATTGTTACCAAATGTCGATACGGAACCTTCAACATACGCCGCATTAACAGTAAAGTATCCTGAATTTTCCGTAAGAGAAGAAATCGTGTAAATAGCAAATTCAGACGTAGCACCACGTTCAGATACTTTAAAATGACCTTTTAGCGTTGATGTTGAATCATCAATTGTTCTTAAAAAACTTTGAATATCATTATTTTCAGTATCAACATCGTCAATGTAAAGCGTATTTGCTAAACTTAATTGAGAATTGTTGAATTTTAGATAACCTGCTCCTGGGTCAGAAGCAGTTATATTGTCTGAGAAGGAATATTCAAAAGATGCGCCGCCAAAGTTACCATCGCGACCTTGAAAACCTTGTGCGCCTTGTTCGCCTTGATGACCCTGTGATCCTTGTTCACCTTGACGACCTTGTGCACCTTGTTGACCTTGAACGCCTTGTGCGCCCTGTATACCTTGGAAACCTTGTGATCCTTGTTCGCCTTGGTCTCCTTGTACGCCTTGGAAACCTTGTTCGCCTTGATAACCTTGATCGCCCTGAACCCCTTGGAAACCTTGTGAGCCCTGCTCACCTTGCGCACCGACAGCACCTTGAATGCCTTGATTACCTTGCGCGCCTAAAGCACCTTGTACACCTTGATGACCTTGTATACCTTGTGCGCCAGTTGAACCTTGAACACCCTGTGCACCTTGGAATCCTGCTTCACCCTGAGGTCCTTGATCGCCAGCTAAACCTGTACCGCCAGTTTCGCCTTTATCGCCTTTATCTCCAGTTGCACCTTGTACGCCTTGGAAACCTTGCTCACCTTGGAAACCTTGGAAGCCTTGTTCACCTTGTTGTCCTTGTGAACCTTGAGCGCCTTGAACACCTTGTGCACCTTGTGTACCCTGAACGCCCTGATAACCTTGTTCACCAAAGTCGCCTTTTTGACCTTTTTGACCTTGTGCGCCTTGCTCGCCTTGTGCTCCAGCTAAACCTTGCGGACCTGTGACTGCTGATACAAGTTGATCCCAAGTTGCACCATTCCACACATAGACTACATCCCCAACTGTAAACTGTTGGTTAACTACTGGTGAATCAGGAAAATTTGGTATTGACATCTATGATCACACTGGTACTTTGGTTCTTGAAATATTTAGGGTATTAACAGCGAATACTGGATCAAATAGAAGTCTCATTTGACCTGAATTTATATCAGCGCCAAAAGAACCCAAGTAAGAACCAGTAGTAACTGTAGCATATTCTGTCATGTAAACTGTTGTTCCATTATGCAATAAAAGAATTTCAGTTGCTTGATAAGAAGCGCCGCTCTTAATTTGAATTAAATATTTGACTGTGCGGTATTCGCTTGTTGGTAGTATGTCAACAACAGTTTGTGCGACAGTAGAGGTTGATCCTGTGTTTGCAGAAATTGTAATATTGTTTACTTTGTATTGTGTAGCATTAATTGTTAAATCATTATTAGATTCAATCAATCTGCTGCTTACGTTTAATTTAGTTCCATTTTGCAGTACTGATACATTACCTGTAAACGTATCGCCAGCACGATTTGCCTTTTCTTGATACAAAGTATTTGCTGTAGCAATTGAAGCAGCAGTATTCGCGTCACTAAAGAATAAATTGCTTGATGTATTTACAACTGGGGATGGTGTGAGTGAAACCCACTGTACACTATCACCATCATTGTAGTAGATGTAGAATTTACCAGTATTTGCTCTCCACCAGAGAGCAGTATTTGAATTTGCTGAACCTGGTGGTGTATCTGAAATATAAAGTTCAGTGTTACCGTAAGCAGAAATGCCACTGCCGCCAAGTTTAGGATTATCAAAGATAAGAATGACTTTATTATTGGTTGGATCATCAGTACCAGAAATTGTTAAATTAGAAGTATTTGCGCTTCTAAAATCTAACGTTCTTCTCTCACCAACCGCTGTATTTGCAACTTGAATAGGAACAGTATCGGTTCCTGCAACACCTTGTGCACCTTGAATACCTTGTGCACCTTGAACGCCTTGAACGCCTTGTGCACCAATAGCACCTTGTTCACCTTGTGCTCCTGCTGCACCTGTTGCGCCTTGAACACCTTGCGCGCCAGTAGCACCTTGTTCGCCTTGCTCGCCTTGTGCTCCTGCTGCACCTTGAACGCCTTGTGCACCTTGAGCGCCAGCAGCACCCTGTGCGCCAGAACCAGAAATTGAAGAGAATGCTGTATATGTTACGCCATCATCAGTCCATTCCCACTTGTCAGAAGTTTCATTCCAACGAAGTGCAACATTTGCATTCGCACCGCGATTGACTGTAATCAATGCATCAAGAGATGGTGCACCAGTAACATTTGAATTGAGAATAATTTCATTATCTTCAACAGATAATGTTGTGACGTTTAATGTTGTACTGTCGCCAAGAACAGCAAGATTGCCAGAAACTATTAAGTCTCCAGTAATAGTTCCGCCAGCAATTGGTAGTTTTGTATTTGCTGCTTCATAAGCAGCATTGGCTTGATCATACGCAGGACCTGATGGTGCAATTGAAATATTTGAAACACCAGTAATACGACCTTTTGAATCAACAGTTACTGACGCAACATTAGAAGCATTACCGTAAGTTCCTGCAACAACACCAGTTGTTCCTAATGTAAATCCAACATTCGCATTACCAGAAGCAGCACCTGCTCCTGCACCAACAGATACAATCACATCTGCAGTGTTTGTAAAATTAAGTTGTTGCTTACTTAATGTTGAACCACCATTTGCAGAAATACGAACCGTATTTGCAGCAAGATCTACAGTTGGTACCAATGCATTAAGAACAAACGTGTTTAAATCTGTAAATAATCCAGTAAGATCAAAAACTTCACTGCGCGCTAATTTAGCCTGTTCAAATGCTACATTAACAGTGTTTGCTGTTGCAGCAAGAGTTATGCTTGTATTATTAACATTATCGCTTAACTGAACAACACCAGTGTGTGTTGTATTTCCTTGGCGAATTGTAATATTTGCAACAACAACATTATTAGTATTTGAAGTTGATACTGAAAGTAATTCCCCTCCAATAGTTTCAACTTTTAAATTTGCACGTTCAGTTGTATCGTTAATCCAAGTTTGAACGTTATAGCCAGCAAGATTAATTGTGTTTGCTGTTAAACTTGAAATTGCAATTTCATCATCAACAGTTGTGCTGACTTGAGTGTTGCCGAGGAACAATGTAGTTCCTGACAAATAAAGATCGCGGAAACGTTTTGTAGGAGTACCAAGATCGTAGGTGACATCTAAATTAGGAACAATATTTTGAGAGATGATCGTCGCAGCAACATTTAAGTTGCCCGTCATCGTATCGCCAGCCTTTAGAACGCGAGTATTTGCATCATCATATGCTGCATTGGCTTGATCATATGCACTATTGGCTTGTAAGTAAGCGGCATTGGCTTGATCATATGCACTATTGGCTTGATTGAATGCAGCGATTGAATTTACATCGTCGCCTTTATCACCTTTAGAACCTTGAACGCCTTGTGCGCCTTGTAAACCCTGAGCGCCAACTTCACCTTTGTCGCCAACAACACCTTGTGCACCCGTTGCACCCTGAGAACCAACAGCACCTTGAGCCCCTTGAACGCCTTGCGCTCCAGTTTCACCTTTATCGCCTGTTGCGCCTTGCGCACCAGCAATTCCAGAAGAACCTTGAACGCCTTGAAAACCTTGCGCGCCAGTTTCACCTTTGTCGCCAACAGCACCTTGAGCGCCATTTACGCCAGCAACACCTTGTGCGCCTTGAATACCTTGAGGACCAACATCACCTTTTGCTCCCGCTGCACCTTGAACGCCTTGTGCACCAGTATCGCCTTTGTCGCCCTTTGCACCAGGAACGAAAGAATCTGCACCAGCTGCGCCTTGTGCACCAGGTGCACCTTGAACGCCTTGTGCACCTGTTGCGCCTTGAACACCTTGTGCGCCAACTCCAGCAAATGTTCCTGGAATACCTTGTGCACCCTGTACACCTTGGAAACCTTGTTGTCCTTGAACGCCTTGATGACCTTGAACACCTTGTGCGCCAGAACCAGTTGCACCTTGAACGCCTTGATGACCTTGAGCGCCTTGAACGCCTTGACGACCTTGAAAACCTTGATCACCCTGAGGACCACCAGGAGTGCCTGGGGCACCTTGAACACCTTGTGCGCCTTGAGAACCTGCTGCGCCAGCAAGTGGAGCGCTGCCAGTTGTAAGTTTAACTGTACCGACGGTATTTCTATTTGTTAGATTAATCTTCATCTAGATACCTGTGGTGTGACTGTTACTATGCCTTCCATAATTCTGATAGTCACATTCGAGGTATCCGTCATTTTTACGTCATAGACATATCGCCCAGGAGTAATATTTGAGGTTACTGCTGAACTCATGGTAATGTTTAAATTCCCATTAGCACCGTTAACAATTGAAATAACTAAATTTGCGGTTGGGTTTGTTGAATAATATGATTTACGAATTTGTCCTGTGAATGCGTAACCTGAGACGTTTATGGGAGTCCCATCGTCTTCAGTTAGATCCATATTTGTGAAGTAGTCAGCTCCCTGATCTACATACAAATCTGTGTAAGCCATCAATTATCTCTTAGAAATTCATAGGTTAGTGTTTTGAGTGTATCGAAATCAGTACAATTCACTATCCTTGTATCTGATGGCAAGTCTCTTAATTTTTGTTTTTTAGCGGCAATTGTTGCTTTTAGAGCAACATCACCAACTTCATCTGCGCGTTGATATTCAACGTCTAGTTTAGATAATTCGTTATTTCTTAATGGACGAATATATTCTAAAAAGCATTCTTTTGCTTTTTCCATATTAATAGAAAAAGAAATTGGAGAGGAATTATCGTCTAAATTAGCTGACCAAGCGATCCAATAAGAAACATCTTTTGTATTGGATGAAAAAACCTTATCAAGTTCTGCTTTTTCTGCTTCGTTATCCGTATCGACGACCTTGTATTTTGAGCCTGCAGGAATATCTTTCGCTACGGTGGCTTCGAAAGAAAGTTCGCCTGTTGGGAATAAGATTGCGAAAGAACCGCCGTTATTCTTCAGATCATCGTTTGTGTACACGGCTAATTTCATACTCATATTCTCCTAAAATTCTATGCATTCACAGATAACTATATTTATTAATTTCCCTATTACCTTATGGCGCGGAATCAACTTCCATCGTAACTTGCGCAGTATCTACCACCGCTAATGTAGCAGCATTACGAATTTGTACAGTAAAGGTTGTTGTACTGAAACTGTTTTCAGACGTTAATGTCCAATTTTGCGTAGTTCCTAGGTTTACCCAAGTATCAAATGTGCCGCCAGGGGTTCCAGTGCCACCACTATTTACGCTAACGAAAGCCTCGTAATTGCTCGCTGAGCCGCTGAGAAGCCATTGTCCAGAAATTGCAGTTAATGTTCCAGAGCTGATTGTTCGGAATGCGCCCCCAGAAGAAGCCAAGCGATATGTTGCAGTTGCACTACCACCAATACCAGCCAACGAGAAATTCGACGCTGTAACATTCGTTATTTCAACAGAAGAGGCGGCTACGATATCACCAACAATTATAACGCTTCCATCTGCTGGAATAAAATATTGTGTATTATTAATATTTTCACCACTTACCGCAAAAGCCACTTGAGTATAATTAGTGTCTTTTAAATAGGTTTGCAAATGCCCAGATCCAGAATAAAAGAAACCTGTTTCTGAAGAATTTGGTTTTCGAGAAGACCCAACTACCGAATAACTTGAACTTGGTAGTGGGTTTGTGAAGTTTAAAGTATAAAGTCTAATTGTACCACCAGCCCAAGATTGATTTGAAATGGATATACTAGATATATTATTACTTGCAAAAATGGTAGGTGCAAAAAATCCTGCAAAACCACCACCAAAATTAGCATAACCGCGAACAAATTCAACATTTAAGCCAACATCACCAATATCTCCAGAAAGTCCCGAATCTCCAGTATCACCTTTCGATGGGGTTGAGGCATTAACACCAGCATCCCCTAAACCACCTTTTTCGCCCTTTGCGCCTTTTTCGCCTTTTGTTGCTCCGATCGATTCGCCCTTTTGACCCTTTTCTCCATCATCACCCACTTCACCGTAACCAAACTCGCCTTTGTCGCCTTTAGCACCTTTTGTGCCACCTACAACTTCACCAACATCACCTTTGAGACCAGCTAACCCCTGAGCGCCTTGCACACCTTGATGTCCAGACAAGCCAGCGAAACCCTGAACTCCTTGTGCGCCTTGAACTCCAGGTTGACCTTTTTGCCCCTTTTGACCTTTAACACCACCTGGACCATCTGGAACTTGTACGTCGATATCAATATCCAAAATTTTAGTATTAGCGACGTTTGCTGTAACAATGACGGAGGAAATACTATTCCCATAAAGGTTAAATCCACGATCAATTGCACCAAAGTTACCTTCAATATAAATTGGCGTTTTTGACGGATATGGATCGCCCTGAATCCAACACATTCCTGAACTATCGCTACCAACAATTAAATCTGTTGTGGTAGTATTTTGGCTATGAATAAATGAGTTTGAAATTAAATTTTTTGTTGCTAAAGTGTTAGCAATTTGAACAATTACATTTGTGTTCGTAAAACGTGCATCATCACCATTGTATATTGCTTCATCTAAAACAATTTTTGTTTTTGTTGTAAGATTATTTTCAACGTTTGCATTTGCAGTTACATTAAACGTTACGCCTGTCTGACGATCAACATAAAGCGCACCATTTTTAATGTTTAAAATGGCACCCGCTTCTCGCAAATAGTTTCCGTTACGAAGATCGTTTGCTGAATTTGCAAGGTCGTTGGTTGCTCCACGCCAATCACTGAACGTGTTAATTAAAGTCACATGTGAAATATTTGCATTAGCCATTTAATTAATCTTTATTTTACAACAATTACATCAGCATCTGCAGGATAAAAATATTTTGTTTCATTAAGGTTTTCACCTGAAAGAGCATACGCAACTTTAACGAAGTTTGCATTACGTCTTGTTACTTGTAGATTGCCGCTGCCAGAGAAATAAAATGATGGGGCATCAGAAGTTCCTGGTTTTCTTGCAGAACCAGCGACGGCATAATATTGATCATCCATTGGAGTTGTGAAATTGATTGTGTATTGAATCAAAGTACCCCAACTTGCATTCCATGTACCACCATCCCAACTTTGATCACCAGCAACTGTAATACTTGAAACATTATTGCTACCATTAACTGTAACGGAACCAACAGAAGAACTAAAGTTTGCATATGCTTTTACAAGTTGTGAACCTGCTGCTGCGCCGCTACCCCCAATCTCGCCCTTCTGACCTTTTGTTCCTTGGAAACCTTTATCACCAGCGCCTTGCTCGCCTTTATCGCCTTTGTCTCCAGTTCCACCAATAGCAGGTTCACCTTTTGATCCCTGTACACCTTGAAAACCTTGTACACCTTGAAAACCTTGTGCGCCCTGCACGCCTTGCGCGCCTTGAAAACCTTGGAAACCTGGTTCGCCTTTTTCACCATTAACACCAGGCTCACCCTTGACGCCTTTATCACCAAGAACGCTTGGAGCATCAAAAACAATATCTGTAACTTTTGTGTTTGCAATGTTTGCTGAAACAGTAACTGTCGCAATACCAGTTCCGCGGAAGTTTAATCCTCTGCGTGTATTAATGTAAACACCATCTTGATAGATTGGTGTGCGTGATGGCTCAGGATCTCCGTTGATCCAGCAATTACCATTAGCATAACTTGAGCCGACAGTCAAATCTGTTGTGATAGTATTTTGACTTGTAATAAAAGTATTTGAAACTAGATTTTTAGTAAAAATAGAGTTTGCTACTTGAACATAAGATGAAACATTTGTGAAACGAGCATTCGCACCATTTACTGTAATGTCATCTGTCGCGACAAATGTTTTTGTTGTTAATTGATTAGCAATAGAAGCATCAGAGGAAACAAGTAGAGTGGTTCCTGTTGGACGTGTGATGTGAACATTACCAGACGCAACAATTAAATCGCCGTTGTCTTTAACGTAATTACCATTACGAAGATCATTAATTGAATTGGCTAAAACGTTCGTAATGACGCGCCACTCATTAAACGTTTGGTTTAATTGTAATTGTGCAATATTTGCATTAGCCATTAGAATTCTCTACCTTTTCTAAAAGTTTTTTCACCATGTCTTTCAAATCATTGATTTCAGTTTTTAACTCTGCGATTTGTTTTTCTTTTTCTTTATTTTTTGCCATTTCACGTTTGTATGCTTCATCCTTATTCACTGCCTTTCGATCAGTATTTAATAGCGCCATCGTATTGATGTCGCGAATATAAGGAGTATTTTTAACTTTAACGTAAGTGGTCATATTATCCCTTTGGCGTCGCAATAGTGCGCATATCAAGAATTGTTGGGTAAACTGTTGGATCAACAGAAACCATTGCAATCTTAATTGCGAATGTTTTGAACTTGCCGCCAATTGGGTATGTCACATTATTTTCAACATAACTCAATTCGCCTCTATCAAGAGTTGGACGATACTCAATTTGAACTGGTGTCACTTGATCCTTACTTGTAAAGTTTGTATACTTCGTCATTAAACGCCAAGATTTATTTGGAAATGGCTCAGGATCTGCTGCAGAAAGAACTTTATAATAAACGTGAACATCAGTTCCTGGTGGTTTGATCATACGCAAGAATACGCGCATGTCACCAGCATCAAATCCATCTGCAAGAACAATTTGCTTCGAAATATACTTACTGAAGATATTACCGCCAGTTTTACTTGTCTCACCAGCAACTACTGCCGTTGCAGTGGTATTGCCAGCTGAAATAGTTGGAGCAGCAATTGTAAGTGTTGGTGTCGTGATATAACCATATCCTGGATTATCAATCACGATATGATCGATAGTATTCGCAGTTTTGTTTCTTACAGCGTAACCGTTAGCGCCAGTACCATTTCCATCTGGATCAGTAATTGTGATCGCTGCATTTGAAACATAACCAGTGCCAACGTTGGTGATTGAAATCTTACCGTTAGAAATGCCAGCGTTATTAATTACGTTGCGCATTGCAATGATACCAAGACGCTCACGATTAATAACTGGTGAGACATCAGAATCTGAAGTTGTCATTTCAACTTGAACATTGACGCTTTGTTTTGAACCAGCGCTTAACAAGCGACGGCGAGAAGAAGTCTTAATCGAAGTGCTCAAGTCGCCACCAAAACTGTATAATCTATTTGGCGTAATAGTAACAAAATCTGCGTCAAATGCGCCAGTGTTTGCTGATTTAGTTTTAATTTTATAATCAATATCAGTAGATGGGAAGTTTGCTTCTGTTGAGTGTACGAACAAACGATCCATCAACACTAACTTTGTTGGTGGAGTATGTTGGAATCCAAGACGAGCAATAATGTCTTTGGAGAATACGCACTTGTTGATAACAAACATCAAGTCTTGATTTTGATATGGTGTCCATGTTGAAGCGTTTTGCGAACGGAAGAATGAACCAACATATGGTTGTTCAGAAACACGACGTGGTGGATTTGATCCTAAAATGTTTTGACCAAGTTCAGATATATAAACGTCATAATCTGGGGATTCAGATTGTACGATAAGAGCATACTCTGTTTCTGGTAGAAGATAAACTGGATCTTTGAAACTAAATTTGGTTGATGTGCTTGGGTCGTTTGCATCAGGAATGTCTGAGGTTTTTACATCTTTCCATTCAACAACTGACGTTGCAATTACACTTTCAGTTGGGAAACCGTTAAGAGTTGTAACGATACGGCAACTTACTGGCAACTGTAAACGATCTACACCACCTTCTTGTTCAGCAGATTTTGGCTTTGACTTGAAGAATAAATCAATGCTGCTTACAAAGATACCATAATTTTGCTTGGCGCTTTTTGGTAGCGGAGTGAAGAATGTTTGCGCAACAGGATCTCTACGACGACGACGAGTTGTAGTTGGTTGTGTCGTTGGAGGTGTCACCACCTGTGTTGGTGGCGCTTGAACTGGTGGTACGACTGTTTGTGTTACCAATCCTTGAGCAACATATTTTGCTGATGCATATAAACTATTATCGCTATCTTTTGATGATAATTGATCTGTAACTACGAAAAGTTTTTCGCCAGTCGTAAATTTAAAGTTTGGTGTTTCTGGGATATGAAAAATGCCAGAGAGTGTTGAATATTCATCAACGGCTAGTTTACCAATTGAATATTTGGTATTTGTAGTAAACTCAATTGATGGTGCAACGTTGAGAACTAATTCAGTTCCATTAATAACATTTTCAATTGTACGAGCCTGTCCAAGACCAGTACCAGAGGCAATATAAACGACATTACCAACAATTGAACTTGAAACGTTTGTTGAAGTAAATAGTGTTCTGCTATTTCCGCTATTTGCGCGGAACACAATACCTGAATTGTGTTGTGTTGTTGAAATTGTTAGTGTATTTCCAGTTTCTGCTGAACGAATTACTTGTGAAGTGGCAAAACGATTGTTTGCAATTATGCTTGCGAGATTTGCAGAAAATGTACTATTGAGTTTATACAAAGTACTGCGAACATTACCGACTGCAACATTACCTGAAACGGGCGAAATAGCCAATACAGAATTGGCATGATCCCAAAGTTCTACGCGACCGATAAAATCGCTCGTTGCGTATGAATTGCTACCTGCTGCTGATGTTTGATAAACAATGTCATTTGCGGCAAAGTCTGTTGATGTAAATGAACCAACAGGCAAAGTCATGTTTGCTGTAATAAAATTCTCATTTATATACAACGTATTATTTGCAGTAGAGATAACCTTACCATAGGCTTTGGTGGTATTATTAATGACGCCGCCATTTTGCGCAAAATTAGAACTTGCAACATTTTGTGTCACAACGATTCTTGTTGGTTTTTGAACGAAATTATTTACAGCAATATCGTCGAAAAAGAAGTTCACTTCTTTGTCTGGACGTAAATTTGTTGCGGTAAATAAAACCTCTCGTGCACGAACGAAAGGAATCACTTGTGCATTAACTAATGTTCTTTGTGCGCTGTCTGTCATTTTGATTTTACCTATTATCTTCTATCGTAACGAAATCTCAAAAAATCAACGTCAATTGAAGCGCGACCACTTGTCGCAGCTGTTCTTCTTGCAGAGTCAACACCTAGTGAATTTTCAATTACCGTAACATCAACACCTTGACCAGTTCTTGGTTGAGTATCTGTAGATGAGCCAAAAAATTCAACTAGTGATGATAGTGGACGTTGACCATCTACTGTTCTAGTAGTATCTATAGTTGCTGCTGGCTCACTATTTAAAACGCCCCAAATGCTTTCTTCTGAAAAATTAGCAAGAGATGGAACATTTACGCCAGCGCGTGTTGAAATCAAACCACCAGTAAATTGAGCAGCATTAATTGGCACTAATGAGTTCAATAGCAAGTCATCAGAAGAAGTCACTGGCAATATAGTTGAATTTATTCCGCCTGGTTGAGTTGCAGCACCAACAAGATTATTTAGACCTTGATTGTCAGCGCTTTGATTTGTTGTAGTTGGAACAAGTTTATCGGAAACGAAAAAGTCGCTCTCAGGATTTAATTTTAAATCACCCTCAAATCTAGCAAATTCATAAGGTTGTACTGAAATTGATTTTGTTGCGGTTACTTGTGAAACTGCAACTTCTTCAGTATAATCTAATGTGATGGTTTTATCGTTAATGCGATAGCCACTTGCGCCAGAAATTGCTGACGAGAAAATTAATTCTAACGGAACTTTTTCAACGTATGGTCCTAATGCCATTTTAAACTCCCTTACTCAATCGACGCTAAAAAGTCGTCACTGGTAATATCTGCAGTTAAGAATCCTTCAAACGTATCAACAACGATACCGTATTTTTCTTTCTCGCGCAAATTATCTTCATAAAGAATTGCGGTATCTGATGCAAGCGCTTCAATTTGCGTCAATGCAGTATAGTTTTCTAAAGATTCAATTCTCTTCTCAAGAGTACCAATATCGCGCATTGTGAATCGTTTATTTTCAACGTACTCAAGTTTAATTTCCGATACATTCGCAGCGTATGCTGGTGAATTAATAATGTATAATGTCATTGCGTCTTGCGCGTCTGATGGTGGCACAGGAGCAACTGAGGAAACGCCTCGGACAATTTTAAATTCTTTGTCTTTTGTCAACATCAACTTATCAATTCTTGGTAAATAGAATTGATAGGATAATTCCATAACCTCAGATGGCTTTTGAACGCGACCACCCAAGAAAGATACAGAAGGTTGACCTGCTGTTCTTGTTGGTCTAAAGTCAATACAATCGCGAAGATTATAATAACCACCACTTTGACTGTAGTAAATTGGGATTGCGCCTGATGCATACTCTGAAGCAGGGTATGAATCAACATTAAAATACCCAGAAGATGCGCCAGCAGAGTGATCGTAGTATTTACAGAACACAACTAACTGACCCTTTGGTGCATTATATCCTGGTTTCAAGATAATGCTTGCGTGATCGTAGAAGTTATCTCTTTGACCACCATCTAGATAATAGTTATTAGTGATATCAATTGCATTTGTTGTATTTGGTGCGTAATTAATATCGCCTGAATCGTAAATCTTAATAATTTGAAGAACATCTGGAACATACAAACTCATTGGAATTCCAGGTTCTGTTTCAATTACACCAGCGCTGGTATACCAAATATGTCCACGCGACCCATCAATTCTGACCGAAGCGCCGATTGGTGCACCGACTGAAGAACCATTTGTTGGCGTATCCGAAGCAGTCAATACAGTATTGGATGTATTACCAACAACAGTCTTACGGCGACGAGCAACAGATTCTGTTTGAGTATCATCAACTTTAACAGTTAAGATAACATCAGCAGTAATTGGCGCACTTGTTCCAGTATAAACAATGATAGATTTTTCGCTTGTTTGGAATACGCCAGAAGTTGCGGTCGTTAAATCTACAATTGCGCCATTTGAATATAGTGTTGAACCCGCATTGCTACGAATTACGACCATAATATCGGCATTGGCTTGTGTATCGGAAACGAAAGAGTTCGTTCTACCGAAGGTAAATGATTCGCCTGTTGATAGATGTCCACCACCGTCGGATAGTGTGATTTGACCATTACTTGTAAACGTCAAGTTTGTTAAAACTTTTCTGTGGTAATAGTCAGCATTAGTAATTGAACCGTTTGCGAGATAATTTTGACCCAAACGAAATACCATAGTATTTAAATTAGTATCCGTTAAGTAAGTGTTGCTTGTTGCATCCTTACTATCTGGGTGCACGTCCATTGTGGCATAAACGCTACGAATTGAATTCCAATTACCATCAGTTGCTGAAGGTGTATAAGCAAGAGAATCTGCGTCTTTAATTGAGAAGTCGATTCTTGCTTCGCCACTTGGAACTGAAGTAAATGGTGGCGTTACAGTTGCTACTTTTGAACCACCAACATAATTTGTAATTAAACGACTATCGCCCGTTGATACAACAGTGACGATTGCATTCGTATATGCATTATTGACGGCAGAGAAGTCGTTAGGTAAAGTGATTGTTGATAGCGATCCACTTACCGTAGTGAAACTGAGCGGTTGAACATTAGCGTCACAAATATACAATAGATACGAATCAGAAGATTCGCGATCAAAATTACGGACTTTTGCTGTACCGATTCGTGTATTTGAATATGTTCCGTAAGAGAACTTATCGACATTGGCGCTGTCTACGCAATGCAAGTCAATAGTTGGTAATGAGAAGTTAAAGAAACCTTGATTGCTTGATCTTACATTTGCAACGTAAAGATAGTTACCATATTCAATGTTTAGATCGAAATCAGTAGAAGTTTGCTTATCGCGAGCCTTTGAAGCAAGCAACTGCGTTGCACCAATTGTCTCAAATTCAAAACCTTTAACGTATGCTTTGCCTGGAGTTAGATTTACAATGTATGTGTTACCAGTAGCATCTTTTGTATTAGCTGTTAAAGTTGCGCGGAAATTGCGAACTGTATAATCGCCAGACTCGTCAAAGGTACGACGAGCAAGGTTTTCTTCTAGTTTGTTATAAATCGCATTATCTGTTCTTCGCGTCCAAGTACCATTTTCGATACGACCTAATTCGAAGAAACTTAAATCGTCAGAAGAATTTAGATTGCGTTTGGTTAAACGTAAGCCAAATTTGTAACGATTAGCGCCAGGAGCTTGGAAATTTGCAGATTCAACTGCTGGATCTAATAATGTAGAATCCTGTGACGCTGTGACGATGCTATCATCAATTTCTAAACCAATTCGATAGTTTGGTGAGGTTCCATATGGATCTAGCGAAATAATTGATGGCGAAACATGCACAAAGTATCCATCAACATAAAATACACCTTCGCCGACGCTTAATGTACTGCTTCGACCAACTGGACTTGTTGTAGTTGCAATGGTTGCTTGAAATCTTGAAGTATCGACGCCAGTAGTTGCGATTGTCTGACCTGCTGTAAATGCACCACCAGTCAACATCTTTACGATGAGTGTTGGGAAACTACCTGCGGCTGTTGACGTGTATGAAGTTAAAACACGAGCAGAAACTCTACCGTCTGGGCTTACAATCTTTCTACCGACGAAGTTATCTAAATCTACGTCCTCATTACCAAAAATTGGTAAGAGTTTGATGTAGGTCGCATTGGTTGTGTCAAGGGTAAGTTCACCACCAATAACTGGACTACCATCTTTAAAAATGTGATCGCCAAACTTTCTAATCTGATCGTGAATGATCGTCTGAATTTGAGTTAATTCACGTGCTTGAACTGGGTACTCTGGACGGAATAGAATACGGACATAGTTGTTGTCCTCGTCAAAATCGTCGAAGTATGGTGTTGAATTAAAAGTTTGCGCGTCAACCCTTGCCATGTTATCTTACCCTTATTGAATTTTTACAATTAATCTAATATTTTCAGCTTGTTGATCGTCACGAACGATGGTGCAGCGATTATCAACATAGAGCAATCTACCAGTAAATGGAGAAACCTCAGTATCTTCTTTTGTTACGATTGATGTTTTTGTTCCTGTAGTTGCCCCAATCACTGCACTATTAAAATTCGGAGTTCCACGTATATTATTCAAATGTAATGTTTTTGTATCAATATCCCAGTGGACGACTGTACCAGTAAATTCTGAATTTGACAGCAAAGATCCCTGATAAACTATTTCGTCCAACTCATATTTATTGCCCGAAGGAGGAGTGGTTACGTTAAGTTTTGTCGTTGTAGAATAGACAAAATCATTAGCAAATGCTGCGGTCGATGGATATAATCTTGGATTTATCAATAAACCGATCTGGCGATAATCTAACTTTTCAGAACCAGAAATTGTTGGGATTTTGCCGCCCTCGTCGCCATCCAATTCAACGGCAAACATAACGTGAGACGCGCCGAGTTCATATACTGGATCTGAGCCATGACCGTTCGTTGGTGGAATTACAACATCAAATGCAGCATTTGAACCTGTTGTACCTGTATCGTCAACTACAACATTAGCATAAGAATAACCAGAACCACCATTAAGTATCGTTAATGCAGTAATGTTTCCACGTTCAACTTTTGCAGTAACATTTGCGCCAATACCGTCTCCAGTAATGATTATAATTTGAGCAGAGTTACTATTTCCGTTGCTAATATAACGTGTTCCGTTATTTGCAATTTTAATAACGTCGATCGCCCCAACTGCGGCAGATCTTGCAACGATAGAATCAGTAAGAACTGGCATCCAGGTCTTACTCATAAATTTGATCTTTTTACTTGCAGGGATTGTATACAAATACTTCCATTTGTAACCATCAGAAAGTTCAATAAACGGATCTTCTGGTAATTGTCCTGCTACCGTAATTTCTGGTTGAATATCTGAGTTTGCACTTTTGTTATTAAATAAACATTTGAAAACTTGATCTTTACTGTTGCGAACATAAAACTTTTTCGAATAACGAGGCGCACTGTCTGTAATTTTATAAATTGTGTTAGTATTGATGCTAGCAGCACTAAACTGAGTATTAACTGTTAAGAAAGTATTGTTAGTAACATTTACAACTTCGCGAACAATACCATTAATTCGAATAATATTATTTGTCGCAACGTTCGTACTGAATTGAGTTCCATTACCGCGAACATTAATGCTACCAGCGGCTACGTTTACAGTTCCAGGTAAAGTTGAAATTTTCAAAGTCGTAAATAAATCTTCCTCGTCATCGTATGCATCATAAACCGTATTAGCGACCCAATCTTCTCTTGGAACTACAATTTGAATATCAGAACCTGTGATCTTCTTTATCGCAATCATATCGCGATAAACTTGATTGGTATATTCAGTAGTTTCTTGAGGAATCTCAATTAAAGAATCTGTTTCGTCCCATTGCAATGGTCGACCAATTGTGACGTAAGTATTTGCGGTCGCGCTCGCAAATATGTTTGTGAAATTCTCAGCAACTAACGCGCCAAAATTCTTTAATAATTTACTGCTAACGTTATTCATTCTTCTTTAAGCCTCAGGGATTATTTTATAATCTACGTCTGTGTAAGTTGGAGAAACAATATAAATTCTGCTATTACCGTTTAAACTTGTAAATACAGTATTGCATGTAATGCGATTTGTTACGTCATTAATGGTCTCAATCTCGGCAATTACAACATTTGATATATTTGCATTTACAGTATTTGCAACATTAATGCTAATTACATCACCAATTTCTAAGAACGAACTCAATTCAATTGTCGTATCATAGATCGTAATTACGTTAGAATTTGTCATAACATTAGCGCGACCAAATCCAACAAAAGAAAGATTACTTTCTAATACTAGTGTTGTATTGTCGATAACTTCCGTAATGTATTTAGATTGCTCTCTATAACTGTTTCCTGTGTCAATAACAAGAATATCATTGGCATTTGCGCTGCTAGTAAATGACGTACCAACACCTTCTACTGTTGCAGTATTAGCCTCAACATTAATCGTACCAACAAGCGGAGAAATGATTGCTACATTCAATGTTTCTTCATTCGAAAGAACATTAATTTCTCTATCGACATTATATTGTCCAAATAGTATTTGACCTGCAGGATGTAACGTATTCAATACAACGTTACGGTAAGTGTCTAATGCTTTATCAACAGCAATAACATAAGAATAATCGTGATACTTTCTTGGTCCCTGTAAACGTTTACCTGAACTTAAGAAACCATCTGTATTAAAGAAATAACCATCGTATTGAATAACACCGTTTGCAAAAAATGCGTTTGCTTTTGCGCGCCCATCACCATATGTTATAACTTTATATGTTCCATTTGAATATTGAGCAACATTAAAGGTGACATTTGAGTCTGCACGAACGTTAGCCGTTGTGAACGTGTTTTGGACGTTTAATGTTCCTGCATAATTATAGAGACGAAGCATAGAAGTTGTTTCGTTATAACTATCAACTAATGCAGTAAAGTCTGTTGTGGCGCCAGTATTTTGCCAAACTCTTTCACCAGCCACAATAATTTTACCAGCAGCATCAGTTGGTTTCACATAAATGTCTTTTACTTTTAATGAGACATTTGGAGTTGAAATATAATCAAACCCACGTTGTACAATTCTGAAGTCGTCAATAACGCCATTATCATCAACTAGTGTATTTGCGATTTCATTATTACTTAAAATGCCAGCAATCAATACTGCGTTTGCACCACCAGTCGTTTGAACGCTAACATTTGGAGCGGCATAATAACCTTCTCCACGTTCAGTTACTGTAATTTCTGTAATGTCACCTAGTCCACCAATAGCAGAAACGTGAGCATTGGCGCCATAACCGACAGAGGTTGAACTATTGAATAAAATTAAGTCGTTAACTGCATAACCTGTGCCGCCAGAAATAATTCGTACATTTGCAACTTGACCAAGATCTTTCATTCTTGGTCGATTTTCAACATAAACTTTTACATTTTCATTAATTAAGGCAGAAAATGCACGATCAACAACTAATAGTACTGAACCATTTTCTTGAGTTAATGCTTGAACTATTTTACGCATTTCGCGTGTTGCGCGACTATTCTTTTGAACAATCAATACATATGATCCCTCATAATATTCTACAGGAGAGGTAGACAAATATAATGATCGTGTATTTGGTCCAGCGAGCGGAGTCGTGTCAATTGATATCATAACATCTTCGTCGGCAACTAAATCGCTCGCGTAAAATGTCTCAAATTCAATTTCTGGTGGTGACGCATAACCTGAGCCGCCTTGACGAACTGTTACGACTCTTAAAGGAGCAACTTCTACTTCAGAGAAGGCAAATGCTTGACCAAGAGTTGTAGCAATTGTTGAACTTCCGATATTCACAAATCCATAGTCAGCCGCTTGCAATTCAATATCTTTTTTAAATCCAATAGTATCCGTATTCAAAGATAGTGTTACAGCATTGTCAGTATCAACGGCGCGAACAAATATATTTGCACCATGACCTTCTGTTGGGGTGAGTGTGGTGACAAAGGTGCCTGTGAATGGGCGATAACCTAAACCAGCGTCAACTAGATCTATTGTTTCAATACCACCAGTACTGACATTTTTAACATAGGCTTCGGCTTTAATTGCATCTAACGAATCTGCAAGTCCACCATAAAAGACAACAGGGTCACCTGGATAAGAAATAGCATTTGTATCTGGGTCAATTTCTAATCCACGATATTTTGTTCCTCTTCTATTTGGATCAATTTTAAGATCGTAAATAGAACCAATCAATTCTTCGCGAATTAATTTAGTCGTTTCGTCCGTATCGACGTATGTTATTGTAATAAATTCGCCAGCAAAGAATGGTCTATTCTTTTCTTCATCTCTGCTTGAAATGAAAATTTCTAGTATTTGTCTACCAGAGTCGCGATCAATAGTTTTATATGCACCTTCAATAATGCGACTAGCCTTTGATTGCTCGCCATTAACTGTTCTTCCTTTCAACAAGGTAGTATCAATAGCAAACAATGTGTTTGATGCAGTTAAACGAATTGCCTGAGGCAAAATCCATTTACCGTGAGACGCTTTTAAAATGTCATCTCTTGGGCTATACAAATCGACAGTTGTGTTATACAAAGACCGAAATAAGAACGCATAAGATAAATTTGGTTGGGAACGTAAAGATGTAATTTGTTTTGATAATTTAGTTCTATCTAATGTATCAGAACCACAATTATCGTATGCAAACTGCATTGTACCATCAGCGCGAACAGACCCTTGCGAACCTTGTGATCCTTGTGTGCCTTGCGAGCCTTGTGAGCCTTGTGAGCCTTGTGAGCCTTGCGAGCCTTGCGAGCCTTGTGGTCCTGGTGGTCCTTGATTACCCGTTGTTGGTATTACGCCACCAAGAGTATTATTCGTAATTAAATCCGAATATTCTGAATTGTCAAGATCAAATAAATTGATTAAATTTTTATTATGGTAAATTGTCGCGCCTAAACTCGAATCTTCTAACCATTCATAATAGGCTTTTAAAAATTGAACGAATTTTGGATGATCCTCGGCGACAAATGATGGCACTTGGCTATCAACAAGATTAGAAATATTTTCGTTAATCTTTGCCATATTATGCTTCGACTGGCGTTAATTCTACAATTATACTTTGTGGATCATCATATTTCATTGTGATGACTTTATTTCTTATTGACTGGAATACCGTCGTTTCTGGTTTTGCATGAACGCTTAATTGTTTAGCGTCATTTAAAATATCGAAGAAAGTCATATTATTTAAAACGACAATACCAGTATCATAATTAATAGTTCCAATGTTGTCGTTTAAAATAACTTTTTGTTGGTTTTCGTCAAAATAATAAGTTCTCAACGTACCACTCTTACCTTGTGTTACAACTTTAGCAGTTGCGCCACGAGCCTCAGGACCACCACCAGTAATTTTTACTGTAGCCGTTGTATATTCAAAGCCACGTTTTACAACATTGATGCTACGAAGAGCACCGTTATTAATCACAGCAACTGCAGTAGCACCAGTACCATCACCGACAATTTCAACTGTTGGCGTTTCTGTGTAGTTTGAACCAGGGTTTACAACCTCAATTGAATCTACACCAGAGAATGAGAAAGGCACTTCTTCAATGAAGCAAGAACGTAATGTATCTGTAGAATCAAAAATAGTAAATTCTGGGGAAGAGTATAAGCGATTATCTGTTGTTCCACGAATTAAAGGAACGCCGAAATCTAGCGTATAAGATCTTGCCGTTGCATTTAGTAAAGGTTTAATCTTCTTTTCAACAAATACGTTTAATTCAGTGCTCAATATTGATGGATCTGCATCATCAATGCGGCGAATTAAGCGCGAAGATCTAAACGTTGCATTAAACTTATTCAACTCAAGATTTACAAATGATGTTACTGCAGCCTTAATGATACTTTCAATTTGTGAAGGTGTTTTATTTGTTTTTGCAGGATCATATGTTGATTTAATTCTTAAGTTTAAGTAATTGTAGTCGGCGTCTCTAAATTCTGGTGTAATTGTTAAAATGCCGATTGGTTTTAGAACTGTTTCCTTAATAAATTCTTTTTCAGTTTGCGTGATCTCAAAACCATCTCTTGGTTTTGCTGAAATATAAACTCGACCAATTTCTGGTGGATTTTCTTCTTCTCCACTCCAAACTGTAACAGAATCGAAGTATGGATATTTTTTATTGATTAATGCAATGTAATCGTTTTTAGTTACTGCACGGTTTTGCGACAAATAACCTTTTGGTGCACTAAAGCGAATGCTTTCAATAGATTCAATTTCAGCACCAGAAGCTGCAGATTGAATTGTTGTTATTGCAACATTGCTAAATCCATCAATAATATCAATCATTGAGAACGTATTTGCTTTATTAGCAAGAGGACCGTCTGTAATTAAGTATGTAACAACAACCAAATTACCATCCTCTAATTTTTTACCGATAATTCCATCACCAAAGTAAATTTGATATTTACCGTTATCAACTTCATCAAGATAATATACGGTACTATTTTCATCAACAACACTTGCATCGTCTGCGAGAATATATTTTTGCGTTGATAAATTTGTTGCTGACTGTTGAACAGTTACTTCAATCGTTGATATATCAATACCGACATCTGGTATTTTAAAGCGCTGTTTTGGATTTGAAACATTATCTACTACGAAAGTATAAACTAATGGAGTTCCTTGTTTAAGAACAGCATTTGCATATGTAAATTTGTTGCCTGATTTAGTCAAAACTTTATCTTGTAGCAAAACGAATGGAAAGTTAGTTCCACTAATATTTTCGCTTCTGAAACGAGTAAATCTTGGCACAAGTAAAAGATTTTGTGTGTCACCGATTGGAGGTGTAATTTCAATGTTCACGCGAGCAAGAGGTGCAACTCTTGAACGTGGAGTATACCCCAACATTTTAGCATGAGAGACAACGGATTGACGAAGGTCGGCAGTATCCAAAAACATCTCATTGGCAATCATATTTGTATAATATGCCAAATAGTGAGTGTTGTATGCAAGAATATCCAAGAGGATGTTTAGTCCTGCACCCTCAAAGTCGTAATCTGTAAACTCTTCTCGGGTTTTGAGATAGTTCTTTAGATTTTCCTTAATAGTTTGGAATTCTAATTCGGTAATTTGAATCTTCGATTCTGCCATTTTAAATAACCTATCTTAATCTTTCTAGAAAAAGGTTTAACGTTACAGGTTCTATGCGATTAATCAGAAAGAACTCAATTGTTACGTTATATCCCTGATTGTCCTCGTCAGCCTGAACATAAACGTTGCGTAACTTAACGCGTGGTTCGTAATTATTAATCGTAAGTGAGATTTCTTTCTGCAATAATGAGCCAGTTCCTGCATCCATTGGTTCGAATAATAAGCGTCGAACATTTGAACCGATAGACGGATTAAATGGCTTTTCAAAGTAGTTCAATAAGATAAGATTCTTGACGGCAGTTATAATTGCACGATCGCCAAGTTTCTTATCGACATCTTTTGTGACTGGATTAATACCAAAATTTAAATCTAAATCTTTGTATAATCTTGATGTGTTTGATGCCATTTTCGTATCTAAACGGTAATAGGATTATTTATAGGTTATGCCAAGCGATGGTAGCCCTGTTTGTACAATCTAAAATTGTTAAACGTTGCATTCTTCACCACGGTCGTTCCCGCTGGGCGATTTCCTGCCTTATTGTATGAGATGTGAATCCAAGGTAAACCAGTTCCCGTGGTTTTATATTCGAGCAATAACTGATCGTGTGGGACGTTATCGCGAATCCAGAGAGCAATATCGTAGTATTCTGTTTTACTTATTCCTGGGAATTGCAGATCTGCAGCCTGACCGATTTCATGTTGCGAACGACCTGCTGAAGAGCCTTGTGGTTTGCGGAAAGCGTTCGTAACAATCATATTTGCATACTTTTCCTTGATTGGATCGAGGCAGTTGACCGCAAGAAGTTTTAAGTTGCAAACGATTTGGGCTTTGGTTAAACCGCGTTGAGGTATAACTGGTTGCTTTTCTACAATCGCATTTGAGGACAGTTTACCCAAATTCCAATACTTGGATAACATCATATTTGAATCAAATTCTTCCTGATCCTCAGGAATACCGCATTCATTCACCTTTCCGCTTGGAGCCTTCGGCGGCTCTGTGTTTGATTCGTTTGTGGTAATTTCTTTCAATTCAGAAGGATCAAAAACACCATTATCGATTTGCTTCTTAATCCACTCATCCGCACCCTTTTCACCAGCGTCGAAGAAGAATGCTGCTCGGTCGGCTGGGGTTGGTTCAATGAAGCCAGCCGATGGGTTTCCGCACTTGGCGCCAGCGCTGAGAACGCCAGCGGCGAGAGAAGAACCGTCTGTGATGCCGCTTAATGCGCCAGAAAGAGGTCCTAATTGATTTTCAAAGTTGGAGAACTTTGTAATATCTGCTGTGGCAGTAAGACCCTTTGTAATATCTTTAATTGCACCGACATCAGCGGCTGCACCTGATAATGATGAAGTCAGCGAACCAATTTCACCCATATTCTTTTCTAGATTCTTAAATCCATCAGTTACTGCGCTCAATTGTTTATTGGCGCCCAAGTCAGTTGCAAGTTTGGAGATATCTTTAATCTGATTGTTCAAACCGCCAAGATTTTCACTGAATGAAGATAGTCCCTTTACGCCATCCTTGAAGCCGCCAATGCTACTCAAATCGGTAGGTAGTGATTTAATCTTTTGCGAAAGATCTAGCACTTTACCTGTAACTTCAGATTCAGCCAAAGTTTGAATATCTTTGCTTGTGCCTTGGAGATCGTTGAAGTTATCGACAACGCCGTTAATCTTGGATAGAATTGGAATCTTATTAGATACTTCTGGGATTTCGATAAGTTTATTTACATCTTGAACGAGTTTATTTAAATCTGGTATCTTCGTTAGTTCTTTAGTTGCGTCAGCAATTTGCTTCAACTGACCCGTCGCTTCTTTAATATTCTTGATACCATCAATATTCTTCGAAACGTCTTTAATTTGATCTATTTGACCCTTTAATGCGTCTAAATTAAAATCTGCTCCGAGTTTATCTTTAATCGAATCTGTGATTGAAGTGATTTTAGATATTTCGCCAAGTTTATCGGAAATTGCGGTAACATCGCCCAATTTAGCGCTGATATCGCCAATGTTGCCGAGACTAGAAGTTAAAGATTCCAAGTTTTCCAAACCAGGAAGTTTCGTTAACATATCCATGCCAGGAATATTCGCAAGGTTTGCTAATCCACCTAATGCACCTGTCAATTGAGAAGCAGCAGCGGCGGCAGCACTTCCTGCTGCGGCAGCAGCACCTGTTGCAGCACCAGCAGCTCCTGCTGCAGCATCAGCACCTGCGGCTGCTTC